GGGGCCAGCCACAAAGGCGGTACGGATAAGCTGCGACAGCGTATCATTCGGAGAGCCGTAGACCATACTCAGTGCGTCGAGCTTGCGGTCAGTGACCAGCTCACGGGCGAATTCCAGCGGCTCTGTGTAAGTTCGCGGCAGGTTCTGAACCTGCACCAGACGTCCGGCCCAGCGCCCCGTCCGGTTTGCACCGTAGAACTGAAGCAGCCCACGGACGCGCCCGTCGTTGCACACGGCAGCCTCGATGGCGTCATATTTCTTGGTGCTGGTTTTGCCCAGCTCCTGCCGTATTTCCAGCATCCGCTGAACGTGGTCGGCGTTATCGCGGCCCAGCAATTCTTTGACCGTCTCCTTACGGAGTGTGGTAATGTCGTCGCCGATTTCAGCGGACAGCCAGCGGGCAAGCTGCTTCACACTGTTAGGATTTGGTAGGCCTGAGAGCCGGACGGCCTCATCGGTGAGCTGCACACGAATGGTTTCGCCCAGCTCCAATGCGCCTTCGCAGAAGTCCATATCGACGGCCACACCGCGCGCGTTGATAATGAGATCCGTTTCCCACTGCTTTTGAACGAAATCCGGCACAGGGAACACAGACAAGCGGCGTTCAATTTCCATTTCCGCAACAACGTCTTGCCCGTTGTAAGCCTTGAATAGCTCCCATTTTTCGGGGTCGTGATGCGGGTAGTTTCGGGTTCTGCCGCCGTTCGCCTTAGTGGGCTTGCAGGGGGCGCAGAAATAGCGGATCAGGGCCTTGCCGGTGGTCAGCTTCTGTTTGTCCTCCGGAATGCCCAGCGCCCGGCCCGTCGCATCAAGACCCGCGGGATAACCGGCATACAGGCCGTGCAGCATAGTGTCACGGAACTTTGCCACATAAGCAGGGGTAAAATCGACACCGAAATGCCGAGCGATACACCCCGCCTCAAAGGCCGCATTGTAGGCCATGAGTACGCTGTCATTGCGGAAAATCAGGTCTTTGAACGCTGTGTTGAAGTAATCGCGTTCTTGTGGAACAGTCAGGTCGAGCACGCGAACAGGTCCATCATCAACACTGTATGCGCACAGAAGGATTTCAAACGTTGGGCTTTGAATGTACCGGAACGCACCGGCTTTTTTGATGCTGACGTCGGAATATGTTTCAAAGTCAAGATGAATGAGCATCTTTACCTCCTTTGCGTCCTTGCCGGGCAGGCAGCAATTGTGTAACCGCCCGCCCGGTGCTGCTGTTTATTACATGAGCTGACCGGTGATGGGGTTGATCTGACCGGAAGCATAACCCTGTACGGGGGCCGCCTGAACACCGCCAACACCGGCGAACTCAGCAGCAGTAACAACAGAGCTGCTGAGAGGTTCGCCGTCGCGGGTCTTCATCACGGCGCGCAGACCGCAGCCGACGCCGCGCTTGCCGGCAGAGTTGTAGGCGTAGAAGTTGATGGACACGCGGGCGTACATACCGCTGTAGATGTCCGTGGGGGCCAGCTCACAGTTCACATTGTCCGCGCCGCAGACATAGGGCTTGTTCTTGCTGGACGCAGTCACCACCCAGCAGCCGCGGCATTCCTCGCCGTAAGGCTCCCCGGATTGGCGGACGCCGTCACCGTCATGCACGACGGATTCAATGCGAGCGGGCCGGACGCCGTTCCACTTGGCGTTGACGCCGGCGTCAGCAGCGGCATTCATAGCTGCATCAAGTTCCTGCTTGATGTTAGGGTTGGACTTAGGAATCAGCAATGTAACACTGAACTTCGGGTCGCCGACGCCGTTCTGCGGCGCACGTGCAGTCACGAGGTTGCAGTATGAAAGTCTGCATTCGGGGGTAAGAACTCTTTTAGGGTCATTTTGATACATGGTTTAATTCCTCCATAAAATTCATAAGTTACTTAATGTCACGTGTTTGCTCAAAAGTTATCTTCTCTCCGCACCGGCAAAACACACGCTTTCGCATGCGGTGCGGTAATAACTACTCCGGTCTGCCAATCCTTGTAAAAACTAATCTGCACTCTGTTGGTGCCGGTTGCCTTCATTGCGGTGATTGCCTGACGCAGCTGATGCGGATCGAAACATACAGAGCGCATCGGACGTTCGTTTTTTGGCAGAATCGCTTCAACACCCTTGAAAAGCGTGTCTTCAAGTTCCAATTCATATTTTTCATCCCGTTCGGCAGTCAAAACGGATGTTACCCCATTTTCGTGGGAAATAGATACTATCAGCTCATTTTTCCCGGCGAGCTTCAAAACCGGAACGAGCATCTCTCCGTCGTCACTGGGTTGCTCGCACGGAACTGTAACTTCCACAATCGATGCATTGTTTAGCGCTACAGCCGTGACTCTGGAGTCGCGGCAAATCAATCGCAGCGTATCTCTGTCGAGTCCGACGTAGTGACTCCCTTTAGCCACATCTTTGCAAGTCCTCATGATTGCATTAAACGCGTCTCTGGTGAGTGTAATGGTCATATTCAAAACCTCCTTCATAAATTCGACATGATATCGTCATGTGTTGTTCGAGCGACAAACCGAAGCTTCTCTCTGTCCAACCGCGGGGCAGCGAGTAACGAGAGAATCGTATTCAATGCCCCACAAGCGTCAAAGCACATTGCTCTGTAACCGTCGATCTCGCGTTCAAGGCGCTCATTTTCGGCACTCAGGTCGCTTTGGTCATCAGTAAGCTCCGACACATAATCTGCAAAACACCATGCAGCGTCCACGCCAACTTTTTCCCTCAGCAGACGTTCCAAGAACTCTTTAGTATCACCCAAATTGACTACAAAGCCGCCGTCGTTGAGGCATATAATTTCAGCCATTGGACACACCCTCAAACTCGGCAGCACCGGGGCAATATGCATCTCGGCAATCGCTTGCCGGCACAAGTGTGGGCTTACCCTTCGGCTTTGTGACGAAACCGGAAAGCAGTTCTGAGAAAGTCTTCTTGCCGAGCATCTTTTCCAGTTCCGAGAGAGTCTTCGGCTTGCGGTCGTAAATCAAAGCCTCGTCATACCCGGCATCAATAAGCTTTTTGACGGCGGCATCAGCATCCGTGAAAGCGCGGTTGCTGCGGCCCTCCACCAGTTTCCATCCCGGGACTTCACCGCCGTCAAGCAGCACAGCGGATGCATAAGTCTGAAGGTCCTTGTACCACTGCACAAGCCCTTCAGCGCGAATAAGCAGATCTCCGACTTCTGCAACCGACAGGCATGGGTTTTTCCCGATTTCGCGGCTGTCGTTCACGGCAGCGCAGTCCGTAAATTCCTCAAAGCCGGTGAAGAATGCGGCTCTTGCGGCACATTGAGCCTTACCTTTGCAGAACCTGCAATGCTCACCGGGACAGAAGGTTCCGGGGCCGTCGTAGGCCTCGCGTGCAATGGGCTTGATGCTTTCGCCCCATGCAAGCAGCTCGTCCACGCTGAGGGCGTCCTCGCTGGCTTCCTGTGACAGGCGGGGCTGACAGATACCCATTGATACCCGTTTGATTAGGTCGCCGTAGATTGGCCCGTAGAGCCTCAGAGCGCCCAGTGCATACAGCCGCATTTGTGGGTTGTCCACAGCACTTACGGGAACGCCCTTGCCGTGCTTGTAGTCGGTAATATGCAGCGTGTCGCCGCCTATCATGATGCAGTCACACGTACCGAAACCGTCCGGGACATAGTCCGTGAGGTCAACCCTGACCTCCGTTGCAACGTGAGGCGGTGCGTCGTACTGCATGGTCTTTTCCGTGAGATACGTCACATACGCGTCGGCGGTCCGCAGCATCTCGTCAGAATACATTTCGTGTGCTTGCAGCTTCTTCAGTTCCGAATTGAATCTGCGGGTGGTTATATCTGCAAACTTTTTACGGGCATACAGCTCGCAGATGGCGTGTGCCAACGTGCCTTCCTCCGCATAGGGGCTTGTCCCGTCAGGGAAGTTCTCTTCAAAGTGCGGTGCCGCCGTGCAAGCAAGCCAGCGGTGGGCACCGGAAGCACTCAGAAGGGCATGTTTCTTAGGTGTGGACATTTCTTTCACCCCTTTACAGCTGTGCACCAAGGGCCTTCAGCTCACCCGCAAATGCACCGTACTGCTCTTTAGGCAGCTGAACGACTGCTCGCACGCCGTACTTAGTCAGCAAGTCAAGCAGCTGCGGCATCATGCCGGCATCAACCAGAGCAGCTCCGGCACGGCTCAAAGCGTCGAGGGTGTAAGTATCCTCAGCCCGGACGGCGGATGCAGTCGGGGCAGCAGTCGTCGGTGCAGTCGGCTGAGCAGGGGTGGGTGCGGCAGTGACGGTAGTTGATGCAGCCTGCGCAGGTGCCGTAGGGTTTGCTGCAGCAGCTGCCTCAACTTCCTTCACCTCATCGGTTTCAGCCCTTTTGCCGAGTGCATCCGCCAGCGCGGTCAGTGCTTCCGGCAAGCCCGGAAAATCAACGGTTACTTTAATTTCAAGCATTGTTTTTACCTCCGTATGCTTAGTTATCTTGGTAGTTTCGCTCTGTCAAAACCTGTTTGACATCATTGATGATGGATTTTAACACCGCCCAGTATGCCGGCATACCGAACATCATGACTTCGCCGCCGTACAGTGTGCTGCCGCGTGCTGCGACTGCATAAGGACGAATCAGGATGTACAGCACCACCCCCAGAATCGCTGCGACTCCGTATTCAACGATTACTCGGCGGACCTTTCTCTTTTGCTGCTTGTTCATCTCTGCTCCGAGGCGTCAATCCTTCGCCATGGCATCTTTTTGCCTGTGACACCGTTCCGCCGCAAGAATAAGCTTCGCGGCCGCTTCTTTGATTGCAGCATACCGCTTTTCTTTTTCCTCATCCGTGAGCAGCGGCCGAATCACGTGAAAGATGTACTTGGGTGTAACACCGTCTTCGTGGTATACGACGGAGTCCGTTTCATAGTACCCCAACACTCCTTCTTCTTGCTTTTTGCTGCCTGCAACATATTCTTTCATACCGATCCTCCTTCCACTTAATTCACATTTAATGCTTATTCGCGTGTATCCGCCATAATTCGTGCTGCGTTACATCTCCGCCAATGCCCGCTCCATCGCATAGACGATGTATGCGGCGCATCCGCCTACCGGGAACGACTGTCCTCTGGTGTATCTGTCAACGTACGTCAGGTCAAGCCCTGTGATTTTTCCGATTTGTGCGGGGCTCAGGCCCCTTTCCTGTGCTTCCCGTATCAAGCGGACGGCGTGTGCGGATTCGTCCGCAGGTCCTTTGTCCGCAATGCGGGGCGGCTCAAACCCTCCGGCAGTCAGGTAGTGCAGCACATACGGCAGGCGCTCGTTGCGGCAGGTGGAAACGATTGCTGAGGCTCTGAGGTAGTCATCTGCATTCAGCACACGCCTGGGAACGGCGGGCTCAATGGGAGCGAGCGAATAGCTTCCGGTCTTCCTGAGGGTGGGCAGCACTTCCGCCGTGACCCAGCGCTTAAAGCGTTTCGCTGTTGGGAGCTTGCTTGAGAGGATGAGACTGTAGAGGCCTGATTCGTTGATTAACCACCCTCCTCGCTGTCCCAAACTCGATAACGATTCGTTATTGAGTTTATCCTCTTCATCCACATGGTCTGTCAGCGCTTTGCTTGGGTTCAAATATCCCAACGCTGTCGCCACATCCTTACCGACAAACCAAGGCTCGCCGTCAATTGTTACGGTGCGAAGTTCGCCAAACTCCGAGTTGTTAAATACCTGCAGTTCATTCATTTCTTTTTTCCTCCGTTTTTTGTGTTCACCTGTTATAGGTGTGACTGTGGATGGAGTCCAGAATTGGGACTCCATCTGTTTTTTCATAAGGGCGTCGCGATTCACGACACCCTTTTATGTGTTTGTTTCAATCCACATGTTTCTATTGAATCGTGGATTATTCTTTGGGGGCGGCATTCAGCAATTGTGCGATCTTCTCGGCCTCGGCTTCGTCTTGCGGGTTAAGCTTTCGCCCGAGCAGGTTTTCAATCGCAGCAAAAAACTGCTCATCCGGGGTTTCACGGTTGCCGCTGTGGTCAACCTCTTTGCGGTTTCGCAGCCTGTATACACCATAAGACCGTTCTCCGCCAATGTAGTTACAGGTCACTTTCCATTCGCTCTTCATTTCAATTCGCCTTCTTTCTTTGTTTCAATCCACGCACCCATAACGGGTGCGACTTGTTGTCAACGGTGACTGACAATAATGATTATAATAGTTTCAATCCACGCACCCATAAAGGGTGCGACTGCGGTAATCTTCGGTTTACCGTGTACCGTTGCGCTTTTCCGCCTCAATCCGATCCATCGTGCTAATTATCGTTTTCATCGATGTAATACTGACTTTTTTGCACCTAAGTATGCGTGTCAGATACGACTGTGAAAACCCACACTCTGCCGCAAACTCCTTACACGTCATTTGTGCGGCTCGGATGCGACTGTAGATATCCAACGTCCAGTCCTTTTGACCGGTCATAACGTTTATAGCACTTCCTTCCAACTAAAAATTTAGGGGTTGAATTTGTTGAACCTCTGTGTTATTATACAGGTGCTGACAGTGTGACAATAGACAATTGGTTCAATCAATCGCACCCTACGTACTTGATTATAGTGCGATAAATTGAACTTGTCAACCCTGTTTTAAAAATATATTACTGTTAATGGAGGCTATCGATGTTTTGGGAACGTTTTATCGCACTTTGCGATGCTAACAGCATCAAACCGACCCCTGCTGGATTACAGATGGGATTTAGTAAGGGTACCATTTCGAATTGGAAGAAAAAATATTTAGATGGTGTTGATGTGATGCCAGACAGTGACACGGTCAAAACTATAGCCGATTACTTTGACGTGTCGACAGATTATGTTCTCGGTCTGACAGATGATCCCACGGACTATGATAAGTATGACACGTCAGGGTTTAATCAGCCCGTATGGCAGCATATTCTTGAGTCTAACGATTATAATATGCAATTAGCGGTACAGGCGTATCAAGCATACGAGGCCGCCTGTGCCGAAGACGCTGCAAAAGACTTCGCAAACCTCGAAGCATACCGCCCGGACAGATCCGTCACAGCAATTAAAGTCTACGGCACCATTCCGGCCGGCGTTCCGGTCGAGGCAATTGAGGATGTTGTGGACACTGAAGAAATCCCGACTGCTTGGCTTCAGGGCGGCCGCGAATACTTTGCGCTGCGCATAAAAGGTGACAGTATGTATCCTCAGTATCTCGAAGGTGACATAGTTATTTTTCGCAAAACTTCCACATGCGAGACGGGCGATGACTGCGTTGTCTATGTCAACGGGCAGGACGCAACACTCAAGCGAATAAAGCGGTATGAAGATGGTTCGTTAAGCCTCTGCCCTTTGAATACAAGTTATTCACCCTGCACATTCACGGCAAAACAGGTTCAAGAGTTGCCCGTTACCATCGGCGGTGTGGCTGTTGAGCTGCGCCGCAAGTTCCGTACGAGGTGA